CGTACAAATACTGTGTACTCAATTGTATCCTTCTTTGGCTTGTACTCACGGTTTACAGTGATGTCTCTCTGGAAGCCCCATACACGGTTCTGTGGGAATGTTAGATCAACATATCCTGCAGGATAGTAAGGAACTTCAAGAACATCTACACCAAGAACACGAGTTGTACGTGCATTTCCTAGTGTCTGTGCTCCACCATCAAGGAACTCTTGACGGTTCATCTGAGTGCTACCAATACGATCAGCAAATGCAGAAGAAATAGCATCTGCAAGTGTACCGTTGTTACGAACGATACCAGCAAAAGCGTCAGTACCTGCGTAGAACTTTAGATTGCTCTTAAGTGCACGGTACTTACGTGGCATTGCTAGAAGCAAGCCCTGCATTACTGATGTTGTGTAGTTGTTATCTGAAATTGTTGCAGCATATTCGTGAGCAGCATTTCCTACTGTTCCACGAGTTTGCTTTACGAAACCTGCCATAATTGACAAGAATGCGTCTGAACCTGTTCCAAGACCATTGATAGCAAGATCTTCAATATCGTTTGCGAATGCGTTTGTCATCAAGCGTACTAGATGATCTTCAAGCGCACCACCTTCAATATTGTCTTCAAGTGCTTCAGTTGATACTTCCCAGTCAAGACGAATCTTCTTAGTTGTTAGTTCAACCTTTGTAAAAGTAGCGCCAGCATTTGTATAATCTGGTGCGCCTTGTGCAGCAGCACGGATTACACGCTCACCAACGTTAACTTTTTCAATTTCCATGGTGTTTGCTCGCATGGTGACCCGACGGCCATCCTTGGCGAGAACAGTTGCATCCCACACGTAGTCAATAAAACGACGTGCTTGCTCTGGTGCTAGAATACCACCAGCTACTCCTGTTGGGGTTACTGCATTTGCTCCAGTTGTTGAACCGAAAGCTGCAGTGGCAGTGTTACCTAGTTGAGATCCTACAGAAGATCCTGCAGAGTCTAAACCAGTTGCACCACCAACACCTCCAGAGACGAATCCGCCCTGAGAGTTAATCTCATTGCCTGCTCCGCCTGATCCTGGATAGTTTTTTTCTAGATTTGTTGTTTGTTCCGACATATTGTTCACCTCCTAGTGATTTTTACCTTAGTTAAATAGGTCGGCATTTGTGAGGAAACGTCCGCCCCATAGGGATTTTTGAATCACTTGTGGTGATTCCTGTACGATCTCGCCTAGATCGCCAGACTTGCGGAAAGCGGTATCTTGCTCTACAAGATCTACTCGCTTGCCAAACTCGTTGAAGTTATTCTTAAGACCGTTAACATCTTGTGTTACGGAATCAAGAGACTTGGTTACTGCTGAAACCTTCTCATTAAGAGATTTGATTGTTGCAGTAAGATCGCCAAAGGCATTTGTAAGAGAATTATTAATTTCTGAAACTGCCTTAGCAACTTCTTCTTTAACATCTGCAATAGACTTTGCCATTACAGCTTCTGCATTCTCTACATCAACTTCTGTTGCTGTAACAGAAGAATCTGCACTAGCGTCATCTGATTTAGCTACAGCAAGCTCTTCAGCTGCTGGTGCCTCTTCAGCGACTGCAGGGGCCTCAGTTGTTTCTGCAACAACTTCTGGTGCTGCTTCTGCAACTACCTCTGCTGGCTGTGCCTCTGGAGCAACCTCTGAATTTTCAACTACAGCTTCTACTGCTGCTTCTGTTGATTCTGTCATTGGATTTACCTCCTTGTTAATCTTAATTGGATTAATGCCTTTAGCACTATCAACTAAGAATTTTATCATTTCTGTATTTTCTTTATCATTTTTTTCTATAAAACCAATATTCTGCATTTTATTGCCACTTGTTGGGCTTGTTACAGATTCTTCATTAGATACCATAACGATACCACTTTCTGAATCCCAAAAAACATTTTCAATTTCTGTTTTTGATAAATATCCTTCAACAACATTTTGTCCATTTACTTTTTCAATAGAAAGAATATTTGCAAATTGATTTGCTGGATTATCTACAAGAGATAACTCATGTAGTTCATAGTTTTTAATTACACGAATTGTTTTATCAATCTTTTCATCATATGCATCATCCCATTTTTTAATGTTTCCACCAATTGAAAAACCAGTATAGGTTCCATCAAGAACCTTTTCCCATGCATCTTGTGCACCTTTTGAAACATAAGCTGAAACATAAACACCACTATAGAATTTTTTGTCATTAGGATCAAAATATTTATCTTCTTTAAAAGAAACGATCTTGCCGACTGCTGATGGCTGATGCATTTCACGAAGGTTTCCACGGAAATTCTTAAATGCCTCTATACTAGACTCTGTTGTAACGATGTCTCCTTGACGATCAACATTGTCAAGAGTTGCAAAACCAGAGACCATACGACGTTCAACGTCTATCTTTCCGATAGGCATTGAAAGGCGAACATTGTTGCCTTCAGTAACCCAATGAGCTTTGTTTGTTAACATAACTGTTATATTATAGCACTGCTTTATGTATGTTTCTCAACTATTGAGACGAACGTCCTTCACCTTGTGCATTTCTTCCAGATATGGTTGTTGTAGAATCAGAATTATTATTTGCTCTTTCTGCATCCCGTCCACGATTTCCTGCAAGATTTGCTCTAGCATCAGTTGCTTGTCTTGGCGACATAACAAATGGATCATCTCCATCTGGTCGTTGTGGCAAATCTAATTTCTCACGAGCCTCATTTGGAGTCATCACCTGTGTCTTGACATATCGCTCAATTATTTGAGACTGTGCTATTTCGTCGGTTAAGGTTAGTTCGTTAAACTTAAGCTCTAAAATATCAGTTTTTTCTTTGATTATTTTATTTACCATTTTTTCAAGATGTCTTTGTGCTGGTCTTGAAACCTGCTCTTTAAATGTACGATCTTGAGCCAATGCTGCTGCAATTGCTGCGCTATCTGAACCACCAAGCTTAGAAATAGGAACCTGATGTGCAATTAAAATGTCATCACGGTTTTGCTTGCGATACTCTTTAAATGAACCTTCTTGGATACCATTTTCAATTGGTTCCATATTAAATTCTACCTTGCTTGTGTCTGTATCACCTGGCAAAGGAATATATAAAGTTCTATGAGACTGAGACTTTAATCCTGTCTGCAAAAATCTAAACATTTTATCTTCAGCATCAGCAGAAAGCTTTGCACCCTTAAGAGTTACAATATATCTTGGAACTGCTTTATTTTCAAAATAATCAATGTTATATTGTGATGCTAACTGGTCTCCAATTAGAGATGGAAGCGCAGCAACAATATCTGGCACTCCATAAAATGTATTAAGAGGAGAGTATTCTTTGATATGAATTATTTCGTTTGGCCTTGGATCTGTGCCCATAGGATTTGCATTTTTTGCTCCAAAGTTTCTAAAATAAACTACCTTTTGACCAATAATCTGCACAAAACCATCACGAAGGCGACGAACACGAACAGTTGTTGCTGGAATATGTCCAACATATCCAATTTCTCCAGCAGTAGTTCTTCCTATTTCAATAAAGCCATTACCAGTTGCCTGAAGGTCCGTATAAACCTTCTCCATTGTTTTTGTAAAACTATCATCATCGTTTAGGCTTTCTAGCCAGTCACGAAGTTGTATTTTCATTCTTTCAATACGACGACGTGCTCTATCTACTGCACCCTGATCGTCATTCATTTCAAACCTTAAAGTGGTTTTATCTGTTACATCAAAACGATATCCAAGACCTACAACATTTTCTACCTTGGCATCAATAGCAGCATGGTTTGCAAATGAAGTATCATAAAAATTAGCTAACTCATACATGTTATATGGTGGAGTAATTACATCAAATAAACCATAGCCATTTCTATATACCGTGCCAGGGTTAATCTGTTTTGATTCAGCATCTACACCACTTGGAGTTACATTAGCAGCATTAAGATATGCCTGGTTTGTTTCTGGACTAATATATTTTGATATATTTCTGTTTGTTCTACGACGAAAATTTTGATCAAGACCAGAATAGTCTTTTAGCTGATCCCAACTTTTATTAAATGGATCTTGAGACTTAAATAAATTATCTTCTTTTGGCTGGGTATTTAAGCCAGCACGAATAAATTCTTCATCACTCATCAATTGCACCCTTACCATACTTATCTAAGGTTTGCTGGGCTGCATGCCAAGCACCTAAGTCATTCATTGAAGGAATTAAACCTTCTTTAAATCTTTCTTTTTGCTCAGAATATTCTTCTTCGCTAATTCTTGTTAGACCAGGAACAAATACTGCCGTACCTTCGCCATCATCACCAAAATGCATAGCAGCTTTTTTAAGATCTGCTATTTTTGAAATATCTCCTTTTTCAGAAGGAATATTTAAAACTGAGCCAGTATCGTCTGTAAACCATTTTCCATTAGATTTTTTATATACATAAAGACCCCAGTCATAATGCTTATCTATGACTTTACGACGAACATTTTGTACATACGGCATACCAGTTTTTGGATTAATTAAGGATTCCATAACCACAAGTATAGCAGATTATACTGGTGTTGAAACAGTGCTTGACCATTCTAGGTCTGAGTAAATTTTTAATTTTTCAGCTCTGTAAACAAGACCTTCTTCATCGTCAACGATTATTTTATTTGTTCCAATATATGTTTTATAAATATCTGATGGATTAATACCATAAAACTCTGAGGATCCAATTACCAACATTCCATCCCAGGTATAGTTATTAAACCAATATTGCCAGTCAAAGGTAGTAACTCCATCTGTCAGAACCTTAAACCACGGCCTTAAGCTTCTGCTTTCAATTTCTTGTAAGCTACTTGCTTGATAATAGGCAATGTTATTAAATAGCGCTGGTCCAGTAAGATTAATATTACCTAAATAAGAATTATAAATAAGCGATGTTAGAAATGATATGCCTATTGCCGACCACTCTTTTAGTGATATTACTGGTTCACGTACTAGATTTCCATTTAAATAAAATGCTACACCGTTATACTCAACACCATTTTCATTTAAAACAAATATTTTTCCTCTATCTAAATCAGAGCTGTTTGCCTGTAAATAAAATTTTAGTGTTCCATCTTTATGATTTATTTCAAAAATTTCTACTGGTGTTGCAGAAAAGCTGTCTTGATCATATCTCATCCATAATTGAAATGCACTTACCTTGTATGATGTTGCTAGTTCTTTGTTTATTGGCAAAGATAGTCCACGATTTTCTAGTATATTTAATTCTCCACGAACCTCTATTCCAGATGTTTTAGTTAAATATAAATACGGAGTGCTTTCTTTATATATGCTGAAAGGATTTTTTGCTTTATAGTCATAATATATACCGTTTTTCTTATAAGGCACCAAGTCTACGCCAAATCTTGTTCCAATTGCATTATCTGAATTATCATTTAATACTTGAGAAGCTAACTGAAGTTTATTTAATAATATTGGTTTTGATAAAATACCACGACTGTTAAATTCAAGACTATAAACTATTGCTAAATTGTTAAAATCTTCTTGCTTTGTTGGATATATTAATGTATTATTTAATACTTCAAATCTTGTTGTTTTCCAATTTTCATAATCTGCAACATCTATAATTTTATGTTCGTTTAATGTCTGTTGATATGGAAAAGGGGTTGGAATGTTAGCGCCATCAACAACATATTGAAATGTAATAAAACTTTTTATTTGGGCACCAGTAGTATCATAATAATATCCAGTTGTACCAGATTCTTCAACTAAAGATGTAGTAGTTGGATAACCAATATTAAACTGCAAAAAGTCTAAATCATAAAAATCTTCTCCAGCATTATTTTTAACAAATTGACCAAAATATGAGAGTGGAAGATAGTCTTGCCAATAACCAGCAACTCCAATATCTATAAAATATTTGTTATAAGATTCTGAAGGTAAAAATGTATAACTTGCGGTATGATCAATAAACTCTTGGCCTAGATTAACTTCAAGAATTCCATCTTCATTAAAACTATCTGATACTTTAGATATATTTGATGCTGTACACAATCCAAGAGAATATATTCTTCCAGTAAATGTATAATTTCCAGAATCATCTCCACATACATACATTTTTAAAGCATTTTGATTACCAAAAAATGAACTTACATTCGTTCCAAAAGAATCAGAAATGGTTCTTAGGTTTATTCCAACCGAAAACTCTTGATTAACAGTAATTGGATCAGAAGTAAAAAGCAGTTCAGTTGTTCCATTAGTGCTTATAGAATAAGTAATTTCATCGGCATCTTTAACGATAGAAAAATAATCTCCATTAATTGGATTATAAACTTTAAAAAGTATTTCCTCTGATGATAAATCGTGTGAGCTAAAAACTCCATAAATAGCATCAACTTGGTTTAATAGAACATTAAATTTATTAAAGTTAATATATGAATCTACTGAGTTCCAAGTATTGTTTGGTCTAAAAGATAAAAATTTATCTGTAAGAACTGGACCAGACTCATTATCTTGTATATTTTGATTATCGTCATATAATTCTTGTAAAGTTTTATTACCGATAAATATTTCTGGTAAAGAATAATCTGGAGTCCTTAAACTTGTTTGAGTCGTTACTAAATTATCAAAAGTGCCTTGATCCCATTTTGCAAAATCTGGATAATTATAATTTGCTGTATAGTCTGCAAAAGGATAATCAATAAACGCAGTTGTACCACTATATGCAGAGTTAATTCCTTCTGCAGAAATAACACCCTGGCCATAAACCCACCTGCGTTTTGCTACAGTAACTGGAACCTGATATGAATAAATTGCAACACAGTCAATTTCAAAAGGATTTACATTTGGACTTGCATAAAATCCAAGCCAATCCTGATTATCTCCATTATTATCAAGCTCTTCTGGCAGTATTAATTCACTAGTATTTATTGATAAAGATAAAACCTCTTCACCATTAATAAGTAAAGATGCTGAGTCTCTAATTATACGTATATGAACTAGCATTGGCCTAAACCACTCGCCAACAAAGTGAGACGCAAACTGATTTCCTATTACTAAAGTTAAAAATCCATTTTCAACATAAAGTCCATCATCAGATGCAATAGGTCCAAATATTTTAAATGGTTCAGAACTATTTGATGCTACCCGCATCCAAAACTCAACAGTATAGTCGTTATACTGTCCTTTTTTATTTAAAAATCCTTTTCCTGGAAGTATTAAAGATGCACCCTCTGTTCCTTTTATTCTTGTAACTCCACTTGCTCCATAAACTAATGGAATTCCTGTATTTTTACATTGTAGTCCAGCACTAGTCATATAATATCCAGAGTCTTCTGCTATTCCATATGCTTGTGCTTCTACTGCATCAAGACCACCATAAATACTTATATTTGATGGCACTATAGTTTCTGTTACTCCGTTTAAAGAATATGTATTAAATTCCTCATTCCATTGTCCCAAAGTAATTCCATTAAAATAAAACTGATTATCTACTGGTGCTGTTGATCCTTCAATAATTTTTATTTTAAAAACAATTCTTAATTGTGCAGATACATTTGGTATCTCAAATGTTTCAGAAATAAATCCCCATTTTTGATAAAGTGTGCTTGTAAAAGTTTTTAAATTTTGAATTACTTGGGAAGTATCTGGATCTGTATATTCATATCCTATAGAAACATTTTGTAAAAATATACTATTAGAATAAAAATATGATCCCACTGTAAATGTGCCAAGGTCATCAAGCGTATTAAAATTTAATAAGTTTGGACTAACTATTGATGCTTCAAGAGTTTCAGAAACTGGTACATCAACTTCAATTAAAGATAGGGCACTATCTGCAAAAGGTTCTTCAAGGTATGCTGACTCTAATGTTGCTGTTGCATCTGATAAAGTCCAAGAGCTAGAAATATTACGTTGTGACTCAGAAATTAAACTTTTATAATCAAGTGTATCGTCTAATGCCCACAAAACCAGTGGGTGCTCAGAGTATATTTTTTCAGCATACAGGTTAGATGGATTTGACATTTTTCTCCTATAGACTTATTATAGCAGGAGAACAATTAATATAATTTAATTTCACATGCGTCTGTACTACAGTAAGCTTCGCCTTGTGCCTCTAAATTACCAACCCCATCATAAATTGCAGACCAATCAATTTTAGCAATTTTACCAACATAAGAGTTATACTCTTCTTTAGTAATCTGAGTATATGGCTGTTGAGGATATGTTTCATTTCCCATCGGCAAGAATGATACCGCTTTTAACTCTCCTTCATAAAGATGAAGAGCTGGAGCAACATGTTTTGTTTCTGTTTCTTTATCAAAAGATAATGTTACAGATACACCGTTGTCAGACCAATATTTTTGAGCAGTTGCTGCCAAGCCAATTTTTTCAAAAAGACTTACATCTTTTTCAGATCTTGGATGTCCAGACGCTACTGGAAAATATACTACTGATGTATTAGCAGATACTAAGTCAGCTTCAATTTTATATCCCGCTGCTTTAAATAAATGAATCATTGGATCTTGATTTCCAAATCTAATTGCACGTAAATAAAATGCTCCACCTGGACCCCAATGAACTCCTGGAGTTGCACCAGACAATAATGACACTGAGCCAGATGGCTTAACAGTTGTTACACGAATTGATTCACGTACACATAGCCATTCTGAGTAAGAATGATCATATTGACGAATCTTTTTATATCCTTCATCCATCCACTCACGTAATGCAGGCATTCCTTTAGTGTCTGCAAAAGATGCAATACCAGTCAATGAGGTTCCAATGCGACGATTGCGTTGCATAATTCCATTTGTAATTTGCCAATGAGTTGGTACAAGAGTTACTGTTTTTCCATATAAATAAGCAAATTTAAGAGTTTTTAAAAAGTCTTCTTTACTTTCATGACGATTTAAATGAACTTCAACTAATGTGCATAACTCATAAGATTCTAAAGGTTGTTCTGCACAAGGATTGAATCCCATTACACGGTAGTCTTTTCCATCAGATGGATCTGCAAGACGACCATAATTACGAGCAACATCAAGCCAAATAAAACCTGGCTCTCCATTGTTAACAATTAAGTCAACATAGTCTTCATATTTTGTTCCGACTTCTGCAGCAATAGAGTTGTTAGACATCCAAGCCCATCCTGGATTTTCTGGATCAAATGAATTACGGTCTGGAAATATTTCTGCATTTTTTAAATTACTAAAATCTTTGTCTTCTGGCAAACCAAGTGCAAGAGTTGCTGAACGACGAACATTTCCAGCAACAACGCAGGTACCAATAAGATTAATAATATCTACAATTGCACGAGAATCAAGAGTTTCTCCAGCCCTACCACCAATTACTTTACGAATATTTTCATGTAACTTAATTAATGGTTCTGGTCCTGATGCTGTACCGCCAAACCCTTTAATAGGAGCTCCAAGTGGTCTAATAAGGCTATAATCAAATAACTGAATATTTTGATTTGGTCTTAAAAATGAGTTTACAAGTAGTCTTACTGACTCAACCCATCCTTCACGAGTATCTGGTATTTCATATGTAATGGCAGGTTCTGTTGGAGCATAAATTGATAGATTTTTATCTTGACCAATAGTATCAAACCCTACACCTACGCCTAGCATTAAAGCATCCATAACCCATCCAAAAAGGGCTCCTGGATCATTTCTGTCAATATCACGAGTAGACACCATAGCACAGTTCTGAAGTGCTGCTGAGTTCTTTTTTGCCATTGTCATTGGTGTTCCAAATGCCCAAAGTCCACGGCCTGGAGGAGTCCACTTAAGATTAAACATCCTATCAAAGGCTTCTTGTGCAGATTTTTGTGCTTTATTGTCATTCCAAGGTAGACGGTTTTCTTTAGCATGGTTTTTTTGTACTGAGTACATTCCTTCAATTACCCGCTTGCAAACCTCATACCATCTTTCTTTTGTGCCATCATCCTTCATTCTTGAGTATGTTCTAATAAAGGTAATCTCACCAAGAGAGTTAGAGCCAGCGTCTGTAAAGCCAAAAGGTGCTGGAATGTCCTTATATTTTAAAACAAATTCATCTAGCAAACGAAATGAAAAGATATCTGACATAAAAATTTTGCCTTTCTAAACAAAAAATAATAGAGTGCTTTGTATTTTATATAGCACTACCTAATTGTAGCATAAAATTTATAGTATTAAAAATTGATTTAAGCGTATTTTTATAAACATAAAGTTATACTTAAGGTTTAGTGCTTTTATTTTATAAAAGTACTGTAATAAAAATTTATAACTACTTTGTTTTTTATTTAGTGCTATGCACCAATTAACATCATTTCGCTAAATGCTGCTCCAGCTGCTGGAGTTGACCATGATAATGCTCCAGAGCCATCTGTAGACAATGTTTGTCCACTTGTTCCGTCCGATGCTGGCAAAGTCCAAATTCTATTTGTACTTACAGTTGATGGAGCTTTAAATCCAACATAATGAGTTGAATCTGTATCTGCAAGTCTAAGTTCTGCTGTAGCATTAAGAGTGAGTGCTGTTGTTGCTACTGGACTAGATAAAGTTGGAGAAGATGCAAATACAAGTGATCCAGAACCAGTTTCATCTGTTATTGCAGAAGCAAGGTTTTCAGATGATGGTGTTCCAAGGAATGTAGCAATACCAGTTCCAAAAGATGTAATTCCTGTACCGCCATTGGCTACGGCAATAGTAGTACCATTCCATGTACCAGATGTAATTGTTCCAAGAGTAGTTATGCTGTCATCGCCTGTATATGTACCGCCAGCAACTGCTGCCAGTGTAGAATTATAGGCTTGAATGTCTGTGCCAATATTTGCACTAAAAGTTGTACCAGTTAAGGTTAGTCCTGTGCCTGCTGAATAAGTACCTGCACCAGAAAATTGAGTAAATTCAATATTATCTGAGCCAACAGTTGTAATTACGTTGGTTTGTACGTAACCTGTTTTGCCATTAGCAGTTCCAGCCTCTACGAATATAAAGTCTCCAGCATCTACCTCTCCTGCTGTATCATAATCAGTTGCACGGTCTGGAGCACCAGATGCTTTAACTACATAAATACCGTTTTCTGTTTTATCTGTTTGGTTTTTAACTAAAACACGATTTCCAGTAGCAAGAGTTACGCCATCAAGAGTATCTCCATTTTCAAGAGCACTTGCTAATGTAATATTTGCAGTTGTAGCAGCCTGCACCGAAGCATGAACGTTAAGTCCTGCAGTAGCAGCATCAACATATGCTTTTGTAGCAGCATCCGAATCTGATGTAGGAGTTGCAAGGCTTGTAATCTTTTGACTGTTCATTGAGAATGAACTAGTTGGAGCAGCAAGGTCAGTTACTTTAGAAGTACGAACTTGTGTATCAAAATCTGAAATAGTTGAAGCAGTTTGAGTGCCTGTATGGTTAGCACGAGCAAGTGGATCTGTAGCAAGTTTACTTAGTGCAATGGCTGCTGAAGCATTAATATCTTCGTTAACGATAGTTCCATTTGTAATATCTGAAGAAGTAATAGAGCCTGAAAGATTAAGTTTGCTATATGCAATTGCAGCAGATGCATTAATATCATCATTTGTAATAGTTCCATCTGCAATCATTGTTGAAGTAATTGTTCCTGAAGGTGCAGAGAATGTTCCAGTAAATGATGCATTATTTGTTGGAGCCTTAGCATCTATCTGAGTTTGAATTGCTGAAGTTACGCCATTAAGATATCCGATTTCTGTATCTGAAACATCTGCTACACGAGCTTGAATTGTTGTTGTATCTACTGCTAAGGTTAATGTGTTTGCAGCATCGTTATAAGTTTTTGTTATACCTGTACCTGCTGTAAGAGCAGCATCAATAGCGTCTTGTGAAAGTTCTGCAATGTCGGATGTTAAGGCAATAGTACCACTTGAATCTGGAAGAGTAATTGTACGATCAGCGGTTGGGTCTGTTACCTGTAAAGTAGTTTCATAAGAATCAGCGGTAGCACCTTCAAAAACAATGCTTGTACCAAAAGAAGGATTTACAGTAGAGTTAGCATCAATAAAGTAGTCTAGATCTGCCCAATGATTTGTGCCATCACCAATTTTAAATTTATTTGTGTCTGATTCCCAACCCATTTCACCAGCATTTAGAATTGGATTTGCTGATGTCCATTGCGCTGCAGTTCCTCTGCGTTGCTGCATTCTGGTTGCCATTACGACTCCTTATTCCTATCCATATTATAACAGATAATTAGTTAAAATTATCTATTGCTATTCCGCCATCCCAAGTTTCATCCCAAGATGCGGTATTATAAAATCCAGCACTAACTAATTCTCCTGCTTGATAATAATATCCTGCATCTTTAAAAATGCTTACAACCAAACCGCTTCCATCAATTGCAGTATCATGAATGTGATCCTGCAATGTTTCTGCGTCTTCAAGTGTAGCAATTGCAACCCATTCAGAATTATAATAAACATGAACTCTTTCTGTTAATGTATCAAGCCATAAATCTCCATTGCTTGGAGATACTGGAGCTGTTCCACTAACAGGAACACTTGGTGAACCTACAGCGTTATCTACATATAGTTTTGTTGCTGCATGACCATTTTCAGTCGGAGTGGCAACTGAGACTGTTCCTCCAAAAGTACCGCCTTCGGCTACTGCAATGCCGTGCTTTACTCTGAAGTCTCTATTAGTAGTTGCCACTTCCGACCTCTATTCTTTTATTATGCTTCTATGTAAGTTTTGCTTACTTTTACAGAAGTTCCTGATGCTGTACCAGTTACTTTCAAGCGAACATTTCCACCGTTATAATCTGCGTCGGTAGTTCCAAGAACAGCATTGCTAAATACATCTGCATACTCTGTTAGATAAACGTTATTGTTTCCATCTACTGCAACAAGAACTTCAATTACCTCAATGTCGTTATCTTTTTTCATTTGAACGACATACTTAGCACTTGAATATGTTGTAGCAGACCATGAATCAATTACTGTTGCTGAATCTGAAGCAGTTCCAGCTGCGGTACCAAGAAGAGCATCTGTAAGAGTTACAGATCCTACTGTTACACCACTAAATGATGGTGTTGCTCCTGAGTGTAGGTCTTGTGGGCCAGATAGTGTAATCGCACCTGTAGATGCAGATGCACTAATCTGATTAGCTGTGCCAGTGATTGAAAGCACACCAGTGTTTTCAATTGTGTCAGCATTTACCTGAATACCAGTTCCTGCACCAACATTAAATGTATTACCATCTAATGTCATACCAGCGCCACCAAGATATGTACCAGCACCTGAGAACTGTGTAAATACTATTGCATCAGTTCCAATTGTTGCTGGACGATTTGTTTGTACCCAACCAGTTCCAGCATTTACTGTGCCTGCATATACGAATACAAAGTCACCAGAGTCAACCTCTGCTGCTGTATCAAAGTCTGTAGCACGGCTTGGTTGTCCTGAAGCCTGAACTACATAAATACCGTTTTCAGACTGTGTAGTTTGGTTCTTAACAAGAATACGGTCATTAGTTGCAAGGGTAATTCCATCAAGAGTGTCACCATTCTCAAGAGCATTTGCAAGATTAACGTTTGTAGTTGTTGCTGCACGTACAGACTCATGAATATGAAGTCCTTCTGCAATTGAATCTACATAACCTTTAGTTGCTGCATCTGTTGAGTTTGTTGGTGTTCCAAGACCTGTGATCTTGTAGGTAGCCATGCTTACGTCGGCAGTTGGTGCTCCAACAGCGTTAAGTGCAAACTCTGATGGGTCTACAGAAATTGCTCCTGAAGAATCATCATAATCAAGACCATTACCTACAGAATTACCAATAGCATCTTGTGCTCTTTCGTCTGTAAAGTACTTGTTTGTTGCACCTTCTGAAACATCATCTGTTCCAAGAGTACGGGTTCCACCAAGTGAAACTGAAGTACCATTGATAGTAATTGATGAGTTTTCAAGTTTATTATTTGCAATTGATCCTGCAAGCATTGTGTTTGTTACTGTGGAAGTATCTGCTGCAGTGATTGCAGTTCCAGAAATCTTGGTCTTATCAATTGCTGCGCTTGCATTAATATCAGCATCTACAATTGTACCGTCAGCAATCATTGTGCTTGTAACAGTTCCTGTATCACCAGTTGTTACGAAGTTTGCATCTGTAAGTGCTGAGTTGAATTCAGAAGTTGTACCTGATACTGTGTTTGAGCCAAGTGCAATTGTTTTATTTGTTAGTGTGTCTGTTGTATCACGAAGAACAACTTGTCCAGTTGCATCTGGAAGTGTGATTGTTCTATCTGCAGTTGGATCAGTTACTTGTAGTGTTGTTTCATGATCATTTGCAGTTGCGCCCTCAAATAAAATGCTTGCGCCAAATTCTCCGACTGCTTGTGGTGCTGCCCACTCAATTCCATTTGTGGCACTTGAGTTGGCTGTGAGGATATATCCGTTTGTTCCAGCTGCGAGACGAGTTACAGCGTCTGCGCCTGAAGCAACTAATAGATCACCTTTTGCATCTACTAATGCTTCTGTTAGAATATCGTGACCATTGACAGTTGCGGTTGATCCTTCAACTACCAGGCCAGCTTTTACTCTAAAGTCTTTTGTTACTGTTGCCATTATTTATCTCCTTTAGGCCTTTAGTCCCATACGCAAATAGCGTAGGGTTATAGGTGTTATTCCCCCTACTGGAACAACAGTTAATGAAACTGTATCTCCAGCCCTTGAGACACTAATGGTGCCAATATTCCCATCATTGTCAATTGTTCCATATTCGCTAACGTTTGTATTTGATGCGTCAACTAATATGCTTAGTTCTGTAGCATAGTATTTATTTGCACCGCCTGCTACATACTTAAGCGAGATCAAATATTTCATTGCTCTCCACTCAGAAGCGGTAAAACTATCAAACACGGTTGAGTTTTCAATTCCGTTTATTGTTGTTTCATTATTTCCATCTGTTCCAAGATCTGTTGACCTAGCAGAGGCACTATCAATTAAATCTTCATAGTCTTCTTGAGTAGGTCTATCACCAGTTTGAAATTTGGTTTTAACGGTGGGAATTGATACTTTGGCCATGTGGCTATTATATCATTTTATTACAAGATATAGTTATTAATGCCAATTACTTGTAAACCAATACCTGGCACATTTGAATAAGCTGACGGGATACCAATAGTTGTAAATCTAACTCTAAATGGTAAAACCTCATTAATCTTGGTTAAGCGTTGTCCATATGTTATTTTAGTTTTTGGATAGTCTTTTGTAGTTACTTTTTCTATCCTATTTTTAGAATCATCTAGGATTACTACAGAAGCCATTACGACTCACTATTTGTTACATCTTCAATAATATTCATTGTACCCCGTGCAACTGTCCATACACGACTTTCATCGCTTAACTCAATATCAAATATATCGCCAGTTTCTAGTAGTGTTGACTGATTTGCAGTTAAAGATACTGTGAACTCACCAGCTGCATCTGTTTCTGTTGGTGCTGGAGATAATGTAACAATTAGTTCTGCATCGTCTGTAAAGTCACCTGGTTTTGTATTTGGACGTTTAATTTCCATATCAATGGTCCAGTCACCGATAGTTAGTGGATCTTTGTTATCATCTGTAACATAAACACGAAATGATGCGGTATCTCCACGAACAACTGTCCATACAACATTTGGTGGTGTATTTCCAACGGAATATGAATTTTGTGCTTGATCTCTAAATGTAGCCATAACTAAATCATTATACCACTAACTAATAACAATTTATTTATTTTTTTATCTAAACTTGACTTGAAAGGTCAAAGGATGTTATAATTAATACATGCTACCTATTGGTAGCATTTGTTCTCTAGGAGGTATTTTTACAATGAGAGAATCAAAAGTTTGGCTAGGGGTATTAATATTAGTTATTGGAAGTACCGTCTTTGCTGGTACAGCCAAGGCTACTAATGAAAATAACTTATTAACTAAACAAGCATTAGATGCTATTGCCACCAGCCAGGTGGCCTTTTTGGTTTCTAATCAGAAAAAACTAGAAAAATATGAAAATGCTCATGCACTTACAGATGAGCAACTAGTTGATATGTTATCTGCTGTTGGGTTTAAAGGTAAATCTCTTAGAACTGCTTGCGCTATTGCAAAGGCAGAATCTAATGGACGACCATTAGCCTTTAATGGTAACGTAAAAACTGGAGATAATTCATATGGCGTATTTCAAATAAATATGCTTGGGGAACTTGGTTCAGATCGCAGGGAAAAATTTGATCTAGACTCAAATGCTGAATTGTTAAATCCAGTAGTAAATGCACAGATAGCTCTTCATATGACTGATGGTGGAGAAGATTGGTCTTCTTGGACATCTAAAAACAGCAAGAGATATTTACAATGGTTAAACAAATATCCGTGTAAAAAATAAATAATAAAAGAATACCCCATCATTAATTTGGTGGGGTATTTTTATTCATACTTTTTTTCTTTTCTAAAATCATTTCTATATACGTTAGAAAAAGATGATTTAAATGTAAAGGTTTGAACATTTTTAAATTTGTCTTTTAAACCAGACTTCATTTTCCAATTTTCTCTTTTAAATGGAATAACTTGTGCAATAGGTGTTCCAGCTGGTATTAAACCTTCAAAATTTTTATCTTTCATTGTAAAAGGAAAATTAATTGGAATATTATAGTCATCAGTATCAACAATACCTTCCATTATTGTAAAAACAGAATCTATGTGTGATGGATTTTTTATTAAAACAGAATATCCTTTTGGTGTTTTTATTGACCATGGATTTAACCATTTAGGAAACGATAAACCATTTTGCATTGGATGAAGTTCTGCTTGTTCAATTGGATGGAACCCAATTTGATCTGTTTGTGGCCAAGTATATCTATGAATTTGTTTATCATCATCATCTTTATCTATAAAAACATAAACATCTGAAAATGTTTTTATTATATATCCAGCAGTTATAGAATCAAAAACTGGCATACATTTTTTTATAGTCATTGGAATGATGCCTTCATCTGTTGGTTTTTTATTTTCTGAAATATAAGCAGATGTTTTTTTATACCAATCTGGCACAAAGTTTTTTGCAGGAAGCGGAGCACAGTCTGGATTAACACCAATTGTATCTATAAAAATAATTGTATTTTTTTTAATCATAGTTTTTTCTTTGCCAAAACATTCTTTTATATTTATCTACAAATAAAGATCTTAATCTATATAGCTTTTCATCAAATTCTATTATATTTTTAGTATTACCCTTTTTAATTTTCCAAGATTCTCTTTTAAATGGTATTATTTGTGCTATTGGTGTATTTTTTGGAATAATTCCTGTAAATTTTTTGTCTTTCATTACAAATGGAATGTTAACTTGTGTTGGAAAAACATCAGTATCAATAACTGCTGGTAATATTTCAAAAACGTTATCTCTATGCATTGGTGGTATTAATAAGCATGAATATTTCTTAGGTGTTGTTATTATCCAAGGTAATTTCCATCTTGGAAAATTTTCTCCAACCGTAGCTTTTGGATGCTTATCTGCTTGCTCAAAAAGATGAAAATCAATGCCAAGTCCAGTTGGCCATCTAAAAACTTGCTCACCCGATTCATTAATATCAACATAAATATCCACATCTAAAATTAACATATACCCAAGATCTATTGCATCCTTTACTGGCATACATTTTTTTACTGTAATATTTAATAAAATTGACTTATCAATATCTAATGTTGGACCAATATTATTTGTAAATTCTGATGTATTTTGATACCACTCTGGAACAAAATTTTTTGCAGGCTGTGGCAAAACATAAACAAAGTCATTAGCAAACTCTGTAAAAGTTATTTTTTTATTCATAAATATACCCACCAATAATTTATTTATTAGTCTGGTCTAGTAACTCCTGGAATAGACTCAGGATGTTCTGTTAAGATAGGAGGATCCATAGGAACTGGCTCTTCCATTGTTGGTGCAACAAAGATTGTTCCATCATATGTCCAAGACAAATCTAAAACTTGTTCTGATATATTGTACTCAACACATGTTTTTCCAGTAAGTTCTTCTGCTAGATCTTGAGAGTCAGCAACAATTAAATTTATAATTATGTTGTCACTATCTATGACCGCAAAGTTTTTCATATGGTATCCTCCTATCTCTTATATATTATCTTGCGTAAACTAATATTCTTCCAGAGCTACCAGCACCGCCACCACCTGATGATGAGTTAGCAGAACCGTTAAAGGCTCCACCGCCTCCTCCACCTCCACCGCCACCAGTTCCTCCTGCAGCGTTTCCAGATGAACCTGCAGATGGGGGTCCATGGCTCGTATTAAATGCTCTTCCTCCGTGGCCTCCGCCTCCACCGTTTGGAGTTCCGCCACTACCTCCACCGCCACCGTATCTTTCAGGGCTACCAGCTGGTGCAGCGTTACCGCCACCACCACCGCCACCACCTGATCCACCAAAGCTATAAGATGGAATTCCTGGTGCATTTCCTGCAATAGCTGCACGAGAAGTTCCAGTTCCTCCTGAGTTACCGCTTGCCTGTGTTGAAGAGTTACCGCCACCAGCACCGCTTGATCCAGCAACGTTAACTTCAAGAGTTACGTTAGATGTTACGTTTCCTCCACCGCCACCAGTTGCTCCTGAGTTAGCAGTAATTAAGCTTCCAAAAGATGTTACACCGCCTGAGCTACCAATTGTAACTGCAAATGTTTGGCCAGCTGTTACAGCATGGTCTTTAAGAATAAATCCTCCACCTGACCCACCACCAGTTCCACCAGTCGGAACAGATCCACCACCACCAGCTCCACCAGCACCGTTACCAACAACAGCAATTTGTGTTATTCCAGCTGGAACTGTATAGGTTCCACTGCTAGTAAATGTCTGTGATAGTGAGTAAGAAGGTAGTGTAGGAGTTACTGAGTTTGATGCTGAAGATTCTGCTGAGTTAAGGGCTGGTGCTTGTGCACGAACTGTAAATGTATATGAAACTCCACCAGTTAATCCTGTAATACGAATTGGACTTGATGCTCCAGTTGCAGTTATGTTTCCTGGTGTTGATATAACTCTATAGCTTGTTGGAGTTCTTCCTCCAACTCCTGGCGTAAATGATACATCTGCTAATTGATGTCCTCCAGCAATGCTTGCTGAAACTCCAGTAGGTACAGATGGAAGTAATGTCATAGCTGTAGAACTACTTGTGTTTGCTGTAGAATTTCCTGTTGTATTTGATGCAACTATTGAATAAGTATAACTTGTATTATCTGCAATACCAGAAGTTTCCATATCAATTGGACTTGATGCTCCAGAATTTGTATAATTACCAGGATTTGATGTTACAGTAAATGTTGTTGGAGTTCCACCTTTTTCTGAAAGTGTAAATGCAACAACTCCAGTGCTAGAAACGCTATCTATTGTTGGTGGATTAGGTACGTCTGAAATTGGTGTTGTATACTGAGTTTTACTTGTAGACGCTTTAGAAATTGTCATGATTAAGAAATTTCCGATCCATATGCTGAAAACGATAGGTTTGCATTTGATGCAAAAACTCTAAGTCTATCTCCAGTAGCAAGAGTTACACCAATAGTTAAAACAACTGTATCTGCTGCTGCAACTGTTGTTCCATGAACTAAAAAGTGTTTTGCTGCTGCGCTTGAACCAGTATCAGCAGATGGCTGTACTGCAATTCTAAAAGTTGCAGAACTTGCTGTCTGATTGCACACAGCAATACTTGATACTACTGCTTGGGTTGAAGAAGGAACAGTATAAAGTGTTGTTTCTGTGCTTGCTGACGGATTAACTTGTCCTAGAATCTTATAGGCTGTTGGCATTTATTATCCTCCCATCATTAAGAACACTTGGGTCATAACATCTGGTGTTTGTTCCCATACGGATATTGTACCATTACTTTTTAGATATTTATCTGTTTGTCCAACTGGAGATGGCATAACTGTTGTCCAAGATCCATCTATATAGACCTGTAGCTCGTTAACTTCGTTACCAATGGCATCTTGCCTTAAAATACAAATAGATCCCTCTGTTGGAGATGTTATTGATGCGTCTCTTGCTGCTGGATTTAAATAATTATTGATACCTTTTTTTGCAACCAGATGATCTAAAATTGTTACTGTTGATAAATGTGTATGTGGTCCAGCCCACTCAAATGTACCAGTTGTATCTGTTTTTCCAGATAACTCATACCATGTATCATCTGCTAAATTATAAATATATCCTGGTTTTCCATCGTAGTTAAATGAAGTTGGCATTAAATCACCTGATCAAAACTACTAGTATCACTATTATAAACATACATTTCTAATGGAGCTGTCCCTTTTTTAATCCAAATAACACCATTTGCTAAACCAGTTGATGGTTCTGTTGCGGTATATATAGATGTTGCAGATAAATATCCTACTGGTGCAGAAGCATCTTTATCTACCCAAATATATCCATCTGGAATTGTAGCAGAAAATGCTGTAAAAGCTGCTGAGGTTGGTGCTGTATTAGAAGCTCTTGAAATATCTCTTGCTGCCTCTTCTAAGGTTTCATTATCATCTATTTGTTCTTGTAGGTTGTTTATTGTATAAGCAATTGACGGATTTAAAAGATTAGCTGGGTTTGTCTCTGCTGTATCAAAATCATAAGACCCATAATGATATGCTTTTAAAGCATCTTGAATATTAGCATCATCAATTAACGCTGGAATTTTAGTTGGTACTAAGTTTCCTATATCTTCTACTGCCATTGGGTCACCTCTTTAAGATTATACCATTTTTGTTCTAAACAATAGATATAAATAGATGGACAGTTTTACTTCCAGTAAGTACTGACCAGCTACCACTGCTATATTGTAAAGCATGGAAATTAATGACAAGGTTGGTTCCAGCACCAGCTAGGGCTGGTACCTCTAAAGAAGAAGCTATTGGATTGGCTCCTTCAATTTGATACTGAACAGAAAAATTAGATGCTGTTAATGGTGATCCAGTCACATTAACTATATTTGAAATTGGAATTGTGATAGATGCATCTCCACTTGTAAAAGAAACTGTTTCTACTGCGGAATATATTGCTGGTTTAATTTTTAAAACTTCAACCCATGTATTTCCTCCAGGCTGAGAAATATATTGATACATATATCCATAGTCTACTCCTGGAGAAGTATTTATATACATATCGTTAAGTATCAGAGTGGTTCCTAATAGAATTCCGCTGGATGTTTGAGAATTTGGATTTCCTGATCCAACAATAATTTTGCTACCACGAGTTCCTTGTGGTCCAATATCTACAAGAACATCAACGGTATCTGGTGGTCCTAAAACTACAACATCTTCAGTATTTAATAATACATCAACCATTATGATTCATCTGCTCCAGAAATATCATCAGTTACTGTAATGGTTCCAGTAAGTACTGTATAAATTTCGGATGCACTAGCATCTATTTGAACATCATATACATATGTGCCAGCAACAAGATCTCTACCTACTCCAGGAAGAATCGTGCAAGTAATTGTATCTGCAGAGCCATCAACTACTGCTTGTGCTTGATACTGTGTTTGATTTTCGCCTCTTGCTGTAGCAATAAAAAAATCTGCACTAAAGCCTGTTAAATCAAAAGCGTCACCATTTGCTGTCTTTGGACGTATCACAAATTCGGCGGTATCGCCACGATAGTAATTAAAATTATAAGAGCCTGGAAATGCCATTATTCCTCCTAGAACATTATACCATTATGATACGGCAATATATATACCTTTTAAAACTATAGAACATTCAGAATCAGACCTAATCTCTGGTTTACCACCAAATGTTTTAACTGCAATATTTGATACAAAAACAGTTTGATTAAAAGAAATATCGTATGTATGTTTATATTTAAGATTTCCTATATATCCAATAGGAGATAAAGAATCACTTACTGAAAATGTTCTTATCCAAAGCTCTGTATTTGTTGAATAGGTTTCTATTTCTAAATCATATCTAATATCAACTTTTGATCCTAAATTGAATGCTTTATAGTTTATTTTTCTTGCAGAGTCTGATATAAAAGAAACTGATTTTTTTGGAAGGTACTGCTCAATAGAGTTAGACTTATCAATTTTCATAAATAAATCTACCCACCCATCATCATTTCCTCTGTCTGGACCAACCCTTATTTTTTCCATATTAAGACTTTGATAATATGCCCATCCAGGATACTGACCAGATGGACTTTCGTACCCCTCTGCTTTTCCTGGCTCTCCTTTTTCGCCCTTTATTCCTTGTGGACCTTGTGGCCCAGGATCACCTTTATCTCCTTTTAAACCTTGTGGACCTATTGGGCCTTGTATTCCTGGTTCACCTTTTTCACCTTGCATTCCAGGAACAGCAATATACTCAATATCTGGTTTTTCAACCACCTCTGAATATTTTTTCTTTTTACTTGGGAACTCCATGCTTTTTGCCATGTTCCCCCTAAATTACTTTATTTTAGTTTTATATACTTTTTTGCCAATTTTAACTACTGGCGGAATATTAGTATTGGGAGTTGATATTTTAACTACTGGCATTATAAACTCCCACTAGGACTTACATTACCAAGAACACAGATAGTTCCAACTACTGGAGTCCAAATTGTATCTTCTTCTCCACTACCACCAGGAATTGTAACCTGTAAGTCAAATGGTAGTTCTGCTGCTACGCTTTTATACTGTGCCCCCCAATTTGTAGTAACCTCTGAAGGTATTGATATTGTGACATAACCCACTTCATCAATTACAGTTAGTGCATCAAGTACCGCACCTGTTGGATCGTAAGCGGTAGACAAAAATGTCCAGCCATCAGTATCCCAGGCAGTAACTTCGTCATCTTCAAAAAATTCTATTTTTAATGTTGCACTATCCCCACGAACTACTGTCCATTGAATATTTGCTGGCGATGCGCCATATTTTTCTATTGTTGGGGCACACATAATAAAAGATTATACCATTAAATAATATAAAAACTGACACCTAGACGCAGTGGGGTGGGGGGTAGAATCTAGGTGTCAGCTATTAAATTGTAACATTATTTTATAAATTGTTTGAATATGATACAATTAAATTGTGAGGTGGCATATATGAAAGAAATTATTTTTTATCCAAGATCTGAGTATATTAAAAATATAATTGATCCACCAAGAGTAATTGATTTTCCTGAATGGTTTAAAAAAATTCCAACATATCAAAAAACAGATATTGCCACAGATAATAAACTTTTTGTTATGAATGGACAAACAAACTTATCTGCTAAATCATGTATGCCTTTTTTAGATACCTTTACTACTGGTTATTGTTTTGAACTATGGTGTGATATTCAAGTGAGAACAGATGATATTACTGGTGAGAAAATGGTATTTTGGGGAACAACAGACATTAATCTTAGTCCAATTGAAAGTAGACCAGATCCTGATACTCCAGTTCTTTCTGGATTTGATCCAATGTTATTTGCATGGAGATCTCATTGGGGTATAAAAACACCAAAAGGATACAGTGCTATTTTTACACATCCATTTAACAGAACAGATCTTCCATTTTTTACAAGTACTGGAATCATGGATACTGATGGTTGGGGAATATGGGGAAACCAACCATTTTCTTTTAGAAAAGATTTTGAAGGTATTATTCCAGCTGGAACTCCGATTATACAAGTAATACCTTTTAAAAGAGATAATTGGAAATCAAGAACTGATGATTCTTTAACAGAGTGGGCGAATAAAGAAAATTTAAAAAGCAGAAGCAAATTTAGAGGATATTACAAAAATAAATATTGGCAAAAAAAGAAATATGAATAAAGTTAACATTTAGAAATTGTTATAAAACTGTTATATACAGTTTTGTAAAATTAGGTAAAAATCTATTAACCAATGTGTATAATTGAAATATATTAAAGAAAAAACTTTAATCAAGGTTTTTAAGATATCTTATATATTATATATATTATAGTTTAGTAGATTTAGATTTTTTAGAGTTTTGATTAGCAATAAAGTCAATTAAGATTTCATATAAATGATCAACTTTTTCTACCAATCGCTTATGATCTTCCTCTAGTCTATTGATAGAATCTTTTAGGCTTGATCCAGAATTTGGTTTTAGTTCATTTAGATAATGCTTTACGAGCCAACGAATACCGCCTGAAACAATTGTTACGATTGTTAAAGTTGTTAAGATTAATCCTGCCCAGTCTTGTGGTGACATAATAAAGAAATTATATCATTATTTGAGATAAAAATTATCCTACTTGATTTACAGTTAAAATTACTGATGGAACTGATGGATGTCTATTTGCTCCACTACCAGTTCCAGCTTCTGCTTCTAATTTTATTGTTGTACTATCAGCAGACCACATTAGCTGATAGTAATCATTAGCAGCAACATCTACAAAAAAATTCCATGCTGCAACATAGTATGGATTATTTGTATTCACAACTGCCTTTGTGTTTGTATCTTCTACTGCTGTACCATTTTTAGCAAGCCAGATATTTATTGTGCTTCCAGAACCCCCACCACCAGTATGATGTAATTGATCTGAAAATGCTATATTATATTTTCCAGCATGTAAAAAAGTAATCTTAGAATTATCTACTAATTGAATTCCATTTTCCCAATCAATATTATTAAAAGTATGTGCTTGAATAGATCCATTTGTTCCAGTTTGATCTTGGTTGCTAAAGTATGATGCTGAAAATGGAGATATTTGAGTAAGCCCAGTATCATCAAAAATAGCAGGATGAGTAAAACGTGCCATGTTATGGCTCCAAGCTAATTTGAATCATAGCAACATTCATAGCGTCAACGGATGAGATTGCATATAAAGCGTCGGGCGATGCCAGTTCAAATGAGATTGAATGATTTGGTAGAATTCTAAATCCGTAGGATGAAGCGGTAACTCCTTCTCCACCAATATAAATATATCCAGTTGAATTTACATTCTGAAGAGTAATATCCATTCCGCCGTGAGCACCTGGTGGTGTCAAGCGAATAGCAGTTGAATTGCTAAGTGTTATAAGAGAATGTGATGTTGCCACAGTAATATTATACTATATAGTTAAGATTAAGCAGAACCCTACGATTCATATCTGTACATGTACTACCAGTATGCAATAAATGTGTTTTAAACCATACTAGCCTATTTCTTACAGATTCTATTTTTGTTCCGTCTTCAAATAATGTATACCCATTATTAGTATTTAGGTAAAAAACAGCAGTTCTTTGATTTGGAATTGTTTTATCAAAATCTGCATGATATCCATGTTCAAAAAAATCTTCAGTTCTTGGATTTAAATTAGCCTTAATTCTTAACCAAGATAAAGGATTAAGTTTTAATGTTATAGGAGCCATTATATTAAAATAAGATGATCTTGGCAAACCTTCTGAATAAAAAAGATGTATAAGCTGATATTGATTTTTTGCATTATCATCTTCTGGTTTTATTACGCCATTTGTATAATACCATGGAAAGTCATCACCTAGCATTGTATCTTGAATTGCTTTAAACTCTTCCTCACTTAAAAAATTATCAATAATACCATAATCATCTTTTTCCATAACATTTTCTCCTTTGTTTAAATTGTATCATAAAAGTCTTATATATGCAAATTAGTTTTTTCTGATATACTAAACAAATAGATTGGGTGGAAATTATGATTGTTTTAAATAAAATAGTTATAGTTGGTGGAGGATCAGCTGGATGGATGTCGGCTGCCTCTATGATTAAAGCATTTCCAGATAAAGAAATTGTAGTTATTGAATCTCCTGACTACCCAATTATTGGTGTCGGAGAGTCTACTCTTGGCGGTATCACAGGATGGGCCAATTGGATTGGTATTGATGAAAAAGATTTTATGCCAGCAACAGATGCTGTATATAAGATGTCTATTAAGTTTACAGATTTTTATAAGAAAGACGCTGGTGGATTCCACTATCCATTCGGTAAAGTATTTTTGGATGGAACAGTAAACGGTCTTAATGACTGGTATGTAAAGAAAGCCAAGTTCCCAGAACTAGATGTAGCAGATTATGCTCGTACATTTTTTCCAGCTCTTACTTTAGCAGAACAAAATAAATTATCATGGAATGAATCAGGTAAGCTTGGAAACTTTAACTTTAAACAAGATGTAGCCTACCATTTTGATGCTACTAAGTTTGGCCAATGGCTAAAAAATAATTATTGTATTCCTCGTGGTGTAAAGGTAGTTGCAGATACCGTGACTGATATTGCTACAAATGAAGACGGTATAGAATCAGTAACACTTACAACAGGGGAACAGTTAACAGCAGACTTATTTATTGACTGCACAGGTTTTAAGTCAATGCTTCTTGAAGGTACATTGCAAGAACCATGGGATGACTTCTCACACATGCTTCCAAATAATAGCGCATGGGCTACACGTATTCCTTATACAGATAAAGAAAAGGAAATGGAGCCTTATACTAACTGTACCGCCATTGAAAATGGCTGGGTATGGAATATTCCTTCGTGGGAGCGTATTGGAACAGGGTATGTATTTAGCGATAAATATGTAACACCAGAAGAAGCGTTACAGCAATTTAAGAATCACCTAAGATCAGATAAGATGACTATTCATGATCCAAATCGTGACGTAGATTCATACGAATATAAGCATATTAAATTCCGTGTTGGAATTCATAAACGTACATTTGTTAAAAATGTTGTTGCCATTGGATTTGCTGCTGGCTTTATTGAACCACTAGAATCAAATGGTCTATTTACAGTGCATGAATTTTTGGATAAGCTTATAAAAACTTTGGAACGGGGAACAATATCCCAATGGGATAGAGATGCTTACAATATGACAACAAGACGCCAATATCTTGCTTTTAAGGAGTTTGTGGCATTGCATTATGCTCTATCAAATAGGACAGATACGCAATATTGGAAAGATATAACAAATAAAACATTTCAGCCAGAAGTTCCAATTTTACAGCCAACATTAGTTACTGGTTTTGCAGACCTTGCGGACAGACAGATCAATATTCAACGGCATGATATATTCAGCGGTATACACTGCATTGCAACTGGATTAAATTATTTTCCAGTAAATAAACATACAATAAATCGTTGGACACATTTTGATGGAATTAACTATGATGAATATTGTCAAAATACTTGGGATCTTTGGGATGCTTTTCGCAAGACGTGGCAAGAAGAGGCTGATGAATCTCCGACTATGTACCAATGGCTAAAAGAAAATATACATAATGATAAAACCTAGAGAAATTATATTTGTAACAAAAAAACTTGGTCAAAAATCATATTGGAATAAAACTAACATGATAGAGTTTTGGGCTTTTTCAACAAAACTAGCAATTATTTTTCCAGGTCTTTTATTTGGCAAACAGTGGTGGTGGCTTTTTATTTTTGCTTTAGTTTCTAGTCTGGCGTTAGTTTTTACGTCAACGATAAAAACTTTACCAACTATAATTTATTTTAATATTGGTTGGTCAATATTGGCAACAGTCGCAATCATCAAGCATTTTGTGTAAGCCGAAAATAGAGTAGCAAACCACCCATAGACAAATAATGAATGGCAAGCATTCAATATGTCTAGTCGGATGTAGTATCTATTCTTGCTTTTATCCTTGATATGGTATACAATGAGATGTGCTAGAAACAATCCGAGATATCCTCATACCTGGTTTGACAGAAAAACTAAAAGCTCATCATTCAATCTATAGACTTCCATGCACCAGTGAATTTCTAGAAGAACTTATTGCTAACGCTCTATCAGAGTATGGCCTAATAAACGACTGGCAGCCCAATAGAAGCCATACGGTATCCAAGGATATGTCGTTAGATACAGGCCCATCTATTTCCGTAAAATCGGGGGTATATGCAAATAACACACTAACCTTCTCAGGATCACGATTAGGTAAACACGATACCCTAGATAAGATGATTAATCACGTATTAGAGAATAAGGCTGATTATTATGTGTGTTTGGCAAAAGCAGACCAGGATTGGTCTTCTGTACCGTCGCAAAATGAGATAAAGACTTACTACTTATTTACTTTTGATGCAAATGTATTAACCTATGATTTACCGTTATGGAATAAGGTCCAAACCAAATCTGGAGGATATAATTATGTTATGGAATCTATAGGTATGTCGGCTAAGATTAATACGAGTATGTCTTCTCAATTATGGACTAGTGTGAGTGAGGCGCTTACTGGATCCCCTGCGAAATTGGAAATACAATGAGTGCCAAACCTTGGGATATGATTAATGGTTCTCCTAGAGTATCTGCGGAGATAGTTAAACAGAGATTAGATATTTGTGCTACCTGCCCTGCTTTCAAACCATTGACTCAGAGATGTAAAAAATGTGGATGCTTTATGACAATGAAAACTCAGTTAGAAAAAGCATATTGCCCATTAGGTAAGTGGTAAGGTATAATCAATATATGAATAAAAAACCAATAAATATTTATTTTACAAAAGATCATGAAGCTAGCGATGAAGATTGGGATTTTTTATATCCACAGCCTAAAACTTTATTTTCAGAATTAGTAAAAGAAAGAAAAGATGCAAAAAATTTAGACTCTTTTATGATATGTCCAGCAGTAGCTCCAAAGTTTAAAAAAATGTTAGTTTTTAATAGCCCAATTAACTCTTCATATCAATATGGAAGAACTGATGATGGGTTTTATATTAATCCAATTTCACCATTTGATCCATATATAAATGCTTACAACGTAAGAAAAGAAATATTAATAAATAAGCCAACATTTCAAGTTGCCCTAAGTTACTTGTTTTTTGCAGAAGAACCACTAGATGTATTGTTTTCACCTCCATATTTTCATAAACCACAACACTTACAGTATGGTGCCTGTGTACCTGGAGAATTTGATATAGGGCAATGGTTTAGACCTTTTAATTTTGAAATACAAGCTTGGTCTGATTCTGGTGAAATACACATTAAGGAGGGGGAGCCTTTATTCTATGCAGAGTTTAGAACAGAAAGGCCAATCCTAATGCATAGATTTAATATGACTTCACATCTTCATAAATATAAAAATGCTAATGCAACATCAGCCAAGCTTTTTGGACAATTTCAAACTTTAGCTGATAAATATATAAAATTTAAACAGGTTGGATATAGAGAAAAAATTCTTACAGATATTAAAAACAATTTAATTGATGAAGAGCCATATAAGTTTTAAATACTCCACCAGCCAACAGATCTCCAAGCTTCTGGGTTATCCTTTAGCCATTGTTTATTATAGGCATTTATTGCTTCAAAATCAGGTTCATGTGTATTCCGTCCACAAAATGGACAAACCTTTGCATTGACGTATTCATAAATGTGCTTACATTTTTCTTCCATAATTTATTATAGCAAATAGGATATAATAGTTATTCACGATATGGGGGAGCTATGTTATTTCATAAACATTTACTAGTTAATGCTAAGGTTAGACAACCTATTAAGACAGAAGGCGAAGCAATAGCCTTTTTAGAAAATCTTGTTGATCGTATTGATATGAAAATTATTAAGGGACCTTTTGCATCATATGTTGATAAACCAGGAAACCGTGGACTTACAGCAATCGTTATGATTGAGACTAGCCATATTGCCTTTCACATATGGGATGAATCTGATCCATCGTTATTGCAGTTTGATTTATATACCTGCGGAGAATTGAATCTTGCAAATGTACTGGTTGCTCTTGGAGAAACATTTAGTATTCAAGCCTTGGAATATAATTTATTTGACAGAGAACATGGCTTTGTTTTAGAAGCTAGTGGCAGCTATCCAGAATACATAATCTGAAAAAATTTTCATTTTGACAAAATCTGAATATTTTTCTAAGATGTATGATGTGTAATTTAAAAAAATAAATTGAAAAAAAATAGTGCGACCACACTCAGGAGATCGCACTTAGTTATTGTTAGTTATCTAAGCGGGGCTGTGCCTTGTAGATAGCCGTCAATAGAAAGAACATCACAAGTAATTTTTACTCTCTGATTTCTTTTTAGATTTTTCTTATACATGTCTATAAAATAATAAACATTTTCCTTAGTAGGTAAATCCATGTCATGAGTCTTGCCGTTCATGCTAGTTATTGTTAGTTTCATCTAACACCTCTTTTCTTTCTTGTTCTGTTGCTTTGTGATACCCTGCGAAACTTCCGTGTTTAGCAAGCCACGCTTTTCTTTGTAATTGTTCTTGTGAATACCCTGCCATAATTATCCTAGAAGGACTACACCAACAACCATAATTAGAGTTATAGTTATTGGTAATCCGTATTTCTCTAGCATGCTAGATAGCCCAATCACTTACACACTCGCAAGGTTCTACATTGTAATCATTGTCATCACCAATGAATACTAGACCCTTGCCGTAGCATGTGTCGCAATCTATTAGTTGAACTGCGTTTATCATTTACTTACCTACCTTTACTTCTTGAACATTTGCGAAGAACTTTATCTTACTAGCGATGTCGCTATCGTTTAGTTCTTTGATAACTTTGTCAATGTCTTTGATAGATGTTGCTTCGTTATCTATTGAGAGTAGTCTGCTACCCTGCCAAATTGCGTATTTGATTTTCATTGTTAGTTTTCCTTTCGTTATTTACTAGGACTATCCTAGCAAGTGGGTCTGACATTTTGGAGTCTTATTTGCTTAGGCTCATTGTGATTTGTATCACACTTATTTGCTAAGGCTCATACTCTAAATCTTTATTTAATTTTGTAGGAGAATCCTATCAGGCTACCTGCCAAAAGTCAAGCAATGGCACGGCGTGTTGCCTGTGATTTACCTCACACGGTGTAGTGAGGCATAACGCTTTGCGATAAGCGTAGCCTTCTCATAACCATACTGGTCAATGAGTTTAGCGCATTGGCTAATTGTTAAAGTCCAACTAGGGACAGGATTGTTAATAGATAGGGCAGATGAGCCAAACTCATCAGCAATTTCATTGTAAATAGTGTTCATTTAATGAACCTTTCTTATTGAGACTTTCTCAATTTCTTATAGGAGTATCCTAACACATAAAAGTCAAAAAGTCAAGAGCAAACACGGCGTGTCGCATGTGATTTAGCCCACAGGGTCCCGAGAAAATGTGGTGTAACTCACAGTGGCTTATGTACGGAATGTCCGTTTTGTACACCCTAAAATGTCAGTGGTCTATGTTAGGATTATCCTATAAAGAAAGTGAGAAACTCTCACTAAAGAAAGGTGGTCTAAAATGACTACACTAACAATTAACAATACATGTAAAACACATGTTCCTAATAAGTCTGCTATCTCAGATGTAAACGATGAACAGTTTACTTTCTGCGAAGTTTGTGAACAAAACATTGAGCGTTGGTATAACGATACTGACCCTGAGCGTCTACCTATGTGGACATCTTGGGTGGTGTCTAAATAATGTCAAAACTTATTTGTTGCTTTTGTGAAAATGTTTATTCAAGCGAAACTAAGTTTTGCGGATTTTGTAATGAGTATAAAGGTCTAATGACCATAAATGAATTTGAAGAATACTATGGAAAGGTGTCTAACTAATGAATGACTTTGAAATAAAAAACAATTTGCTAAATGAAATAAAAGAATTAGCAAATAAAAAATACGGAGTAGAAAATACTTATGCTTCTCTTTGGGGCAGTGCTTCAGCTTTGTTAACTAAAGATCAATTAGAAATAATGAAATCAGTTTTTAATTAATAAAAAGTTTTGCAGTAAATAAAATTGCTGCAAAAAATCCCGAGCCCTTTTTGTACCAAATGTCCGTTTTATGGAAATGTGGTTAAGATCACAAAAGAATCTTTCGCAGATTCGGCGTGTCGTATTGACTTTTTGAGATTTATCTGATAGGCTTGCCTTAATAAATAATAAAGAAAGGTTGGTATCTAACTATGGGATACATTGAAATTTTTAGAGTTAATGAGGAAGGTGCTGGATGGGTTGACCTATCTGAGGCTACCCCTTCAGAATTGCTTGACCTAGAAATAGGCTTATTTCAGGAAGGGGCTTTGTGAGGTATCTCACACCCCTAAATGCTTGACTTTTCCCCTAAAAAATGAAATAATAAATCTAATAAAATAAAGAAAGGAAGTGGCTAAAAATGGCTAACTTATACACAATAGAACACTTGCTAATTGGCAAGACTTATAACTCAAAAACTTTACGTGGAGAAATCGTATCTGCCGAAAAGTCTAACCAACCAATTTGGTATGGTGATAACTCTGAGGCTTACCTAGTAAGAGTTTTATCTAATGGCTCCTATAAATACCGCACAGTAGCGGTGAAGGTTGGTGAGTAATGAAACTTCATGAATTCCAAGAATTAGTCAAGAAAGAGCGTGAGGCTCTACGCTTGACAAACGCTGAAAAAATTGCTATTGTAGTTAATAACACTAAAGAAAGGACAACTACTAAATGAAAAACTATACCGATTACCCTTTTACTTCTAACGGAGTAAATTTTGTTTCTCGCATAAATCATGATTCACCTTTTGCTAGACAACTTGCTTCACTACCTAAAGAGGTTGTGGATGGCATGAACATTGACGCAGTTACTCAGATGATAGGTGATGCTTCACTTCTAACTACCGCCGAATTGTTGGCAGAATTAGAAAGAATAAATGAAGGTGCTACGCATGCGTTTATCTTGTTAGGAGCAAACGCCTAATGATGACACGAAAAGACTATGTTCAAACCGCTAACATCCTAAAAGGATTTGCTGATGAAATTCATCCGCAAGTCTTTGAAGATTTAGTGGAAGAATTCGCACAATACTTTCAAGCAGACAATGAGCGATTTGATAAAGCACGATTTGAAAAAGCGTGTGGCATTGACGAGATTGGACTAATACCTGTATGAGCAGAATTCTAACAACAATTGTTCAAATTATTTTATTAGTTGCCGTAATTCAATTAACAAAATTAACAATTAAAGATATAAAAGAAAACGGATTTTAGTTTTCAAATCCTGAGCAAGATCTAAAACTGCTCCACAAAAATCCCGAGCCGTTATCCACAGGTTTATCCACAATGTGAATTAAGACACACTTTAAGGAGCTTGTGAAATGCGTCACAAAACGGCGGGGGGATTTGATTTTGTCAGCCCTATGGTATAGGATAAGATTATTAAAGAAAGGAAATAAAATGGATAAATTAGAATACGCATTACGCACAATTCAGAATTGTGATTTTTGTAATGGCACAGGTGCTCAGTATTGGCAAAATGGTGAGGACTTTGATTTTGAATCTTGTGAGTGTAATCCCTATGACCTAATTCTAGATGAAGATGGCTCAGTAATTTGGGATAATGGTTTGCTAAGTGAGCCTGAATTATTCGCAACAATGGAGGCTAACTAAAATGGGTAGCAACTTCGCAACAGAAATGGCAGACGGAACTTTGTCTGATTTAGGTATTCACTTAGATATTGAAACGCAGATAGGTATTCACTTGTCTGCTAATCACTACCCGCCCGTGCCTAAGTCAATGGTTCAACCTTGTATTGAGGCTATAGATGCCGTCAATGACCTAGGACTATGGAACGCAGAAATACCTATGCCTGAAGGCGTGTCGTATAAAGGTTTGACTACTGCCCCTGCTTGGGCTATTATTGAACAACACCACCTTGAAGCGTGGCTTATTGAAAGAGAGGAAATATAAATGGACTACAACTATGTTCTAACTACGGAGTATGATGATAACGAAATCATGACTAACCGCATTAGTGGATTTGTTGAGGCTAGTAGAGTGTGGGAAAACTGCGTAGATAGCGGAGATGCTAAAGTCTATGCTCGCTACACAATGTTAGACCCAACAGGTTCTAGTTATACAAAATCGTTCTATGTAAAAAGTTGATACAATGCTAGTTATGGACTATCGCATGGTAGATATTCTTAATGCTGACCAATTAGAACCTGGTGATCTAATTGGATTAGGCATTATTGGAATTGTTAAAATTATTTCAGTCGCTTCAATTAAAGACGGCTTCTTACTTGTTATTGAAAACGAATTTAGTGAAAGAGAAGATGTTGAAATAAAAGATGATGAAAAATTTGAGCTGTACATTCTAGAATAAAAATCCCGAGCCGTCCGTTTTGTCCGTTTTACGCAAGTTGATATTTTCTCCAATTTATGATAAGATTATTTCATGTGGAAAAAGACAGCAGAACAATTACGCAAACTACAGGAATTACGTAGATCTAATGCTGCCACGCCATTAAGGAACAAAAAAGTTTACTCACGAAAAGTTAAGCATAAGAAATTGACAAACCCTCAATAAAATGTTATTATAAATTCAGAAAGGACCCCATGAAACTAAAACGCTCTAATGATAGGAAAGTAGCCAATGCCGTCTCACCAAATGGAAAAACCCCAACAATTGCAAACACCTTCGGTCTACCCGCTGGAAAGTCTTACTCATGCCCTAATGCAACTTCCGTATGTTCTAAAGTGTGTTATGCGGGAAAGCTTGAAAAAGTCTACAAAGGAGTAAGAGACACTCTTCTCCATAATTGGGAATTACTACGCAATGCAGATGAAGATACAATGGTATCTCTTCTCTCTGAAATGATTAATGAGTTTAAGTCTGATTGTGATAAGCGCAATGCTAAAAAACTATTTCGCATTCACTGGGATGGGGATTTCTTCTCTGATACCTATACCAATGCCTGGAAAATAGTTATCACTAATAATACAGATATTCAATTCTGGGTCTATACTCGTGTACCCTCCGCCGCTGCGAAACTGCAGGGAATAGATAACTTATCTCTTTATTTTAGTACAGATAGCGATAACAAAGATGAGGCAGTCAAACTATCTAATCAAGGAATAAGATTAGCATACTTAGCAGATACCTTCGCAATTGGGCAAACAGATCTAAAAGAGATGATTGGCAAGGTAGGCGCAAAGTGTCCTGAGAATAAAAAAGCCATACCGCTAATTGACAAAGAGGGCTCTGCTTGTGTAAAATGTAGTCTATGTGTCTATAACAAAGCAGACATAGTATTTTCCGCTAAGAAAAAATAAAGGAGAACTATGGAAATCCTATTTATCCTATTTGTCCTATTTGCCCTATTATTTGCTGGCATGGGACACGGCAACAGAAAATAATCTCAAATAGTGAGATGATGTTATTTTGGACTTGACATTTCCAAAAATAAATGAAATAATAAATACAACAAGCCAAACAAAGGAGAAATAAAAATGGCAGTAGCAAACGCAAACTATAAGGTAGGAGATACCTACACCACTCAGAAGTCTAAGGAAACAGGCGTTATCAAGGAAATCGTGCCACAGGCAAATGGTAATGTTCGTGTAAAGTTAGACCTAAATGGTAAAACTCGCTGGACTACTTGGACAGCAAAGTAATTCCTAATACAGGAAAAGACCTGAGCATGTCTGCTAAAACTGCTCACTTGATTTTCTAAACTAGAAATGCTAGTATAGGATAAACCCCAAACACCAACAGAAAGGAAAAACAGATGGCTAGAAATGGCAAATCTATTAGCGTGAAAATCGCTACAACTAAGGTTATCAAAGCCTTAGAAACAAAGTTAGAGAAACTCAAATCTGACTTCGCAAAGCAAGACGAGAACGAAGCAAAGTTCCGTAAGGCACAGGAAAAGTGGCAGAAGGAAGTAGGAAAGTGGGCTATTGGACAAATCTCCAAAGCACAAAACTTACGCACCAACTATCGCTCTTGGAACAAAACTCTCAATGTTGATTTTGACCTAACTTGTGAGGAAGCAGATTTCCCTAAAGAACCTACACAGGACTACGAACAAATCCACCGCCATACTTACAATGAGATGGTAGAGGAAATTGAGAACGCTATCCGTATTCTCAAGATGACCGATGAGGAAGTAGTTTCTACTTCTACATACAACGCTATCGCAAGATACTTGTAATTAGATGGGGGAAGGGTATTTGACTTCCCCCCTCAAAAATGTTAGACTTGTATAACACCAAACAGAAAGGATAAACACAAATGACACTTGGCGGATACACTTACCAACTTGGCGACTTGTTCACCACAAGCACAACAGGTATCACAGGTAGAATTAACTCATTCTCACCTATCACCCAAAAAGTTACTCGTGTAGGTCTTACCCTTAGCAACGGACAAAAGCGTTTTGCTATGGTAAAAACTAGCAAGTAAATTTCCTGCTAAGGGAAACACCTGAGCAAGTGTTAAAACTGCTCTCCAATTATTGTGGCGGGTTTTGAATGTGTAATCATAGCTATTCCCGCCACGATCTAAAAATGCCCCCGAGATTTTGTGATCTAACTCACATCTCATTATATGAGACTAATTAAGAGGATGAGTTGATTTTGTCAGATAGGTTTGGTAGACTTAATAAATAACAGAAAGGAACCCCCAATGATAGCAACCGCTATTGCTTTACAAAACGCAACACAAGAAGCAGTTCATGACGAAATGGTTATGGCTATGGCTTCTGACTTATACCATAACAGAGATACAGATTCAGATACATTTGCTAAGATGTTATTTCAATATTCTGCTATGTTGTCCTCAATGACTACTACTCTAGTCACAAATGCCCTGTTGACAGAATCACAATTACATGATTTACTTGATACTATTAAAGAAATGGAATCTATGGGAAAGGATATAGATAATGGAAACAACTAATGAAATCGTAGTGCCTGAACACTACAACGCTAACCAATTGGTTACCTATAAAGTAATAGAGGGAGATTCAGTTACATTTCCTACTATCAAAGTTAACGAACTAGAATATACACTAGACCGTGCACGAAGTAAAGAAAAACAACTTTCAGAACTTAGACTCCAGGTATCAAACTTAGAAGATAAACTTGCAGGCTGGGTTGAGAATGAAGAGGACGCTACCACAATCGTCTCTGAAATTTGCGATATCTTTGGATTCAATCCAACAAGAGAAATTGAATTTGAGGCCACTGTCCGTATCACTGGAACAGTTGACGTGCCACTTGCAAGCATTGCAGATTTTGATATTCAAGACGTTGACTTGAGTATTGATGTTTCTTCTTGGTCACATAATATTGAAACAGATTCAGAAATTGAATATCTAAACACAGTGTGATAGGGGGCTATCCAAGATCCTGGGCCATGATTTAAAACTGGCCCCACAAAAATCTCGGGGCGCCCGTTTTGTCCGTTTTAAGATGATTGTTAAGATAGCTTGACTTTGTCAGTCTTGTCTGCTAAGATTGTTAAAACAAATAGAAAGGAAATAAATAAATGGCGCATGAATTAGAAACACAAAATGGTGTTGCTTCTTTCGCTTCTTTCCGTGAGCCTGCTTGGCATGGTCTAGGCACAGTATTCACAGAAGAAAAAAATACAGCAGAAA